AGGCCAAAAAATGTTTTATATTCATATTCATAATTTGGGCCGCCTATGAACCAATTGATTTCTTCTGGGGCCGGCTTGTAATCTAAGTTATCTTGAAGTGCATCAGAAATTCTAAAGCAAGCTTTCTCCGCGCGTTTGTTGTTATTCAAGAAAACAAACTCAACATCAATTCCCATTTGAGACATTTGTAAAAATTTATACGCATAGTTAGCTTGCAAATTTTTACTTATATTTTTCCAGGCTTCAGATATCTTTTTTGGGAATTTGTTACAGCCATTTTCAATGAAGATAGCAATCCCAGAAGCACTGTCCTCTGGAAGAATTTTTTCTAGGAAACTTAGCTTTTCTGAAAAGTCCGGGCTTTCGCCTGGGTCGATGCTATATAAATACTGCCAGGGTTCTTTTGATTGTTCCATCATTTTGGGGTCAAATTTTGAATAAGCCCGATCTGGTCCAATAAAGGAAACGGCTGTCAGGGTACAAACATTGCCTTGGCCTGCCAAATAAAATGCAGCACTTGTGCAGCCGGCTCCATAGGTTCCGTGTGACCCAGAGATTCCTAACTCTCTCGTTCCTGAGGCGCCGAGCTGTGTTACGTTCAAAATATCTTCTCCAACACAACCAGAGCCATTATCAATAATAATTAAATCATTGCCCTTACGTGCAGTTATGATTTTATACTTTTTCGTTGAATCAGGGTTTTGCTGGTAGTCTCTAATAATCGAGTCGATTGCATTAGAGACATATTCATCAATTGCGGCTCTGTAGTCTTTATACATTTTATTTGTGAAAGTTCTTAAGATATTTATATTTGGCGTGAGGGTAATTTTCTTCGCGTGGTTAGACATTTTATTTCCTTGTATTGTGGTAGTAATTCAATCTTTCTGGAGTTTTCCAGATAATTACATATTATCAGATTGATTCCTCTGTGTCAACAACTATTTGTTGAATTTTTGGTGAATAATATTCTACATAAATGTAGTCATGCTCGTATTGAGTTGGATAGATTCCAAAATACGCTTTCTTTTCTTCGGTTATTTTAGATTTGATATTAGTAGTCAAGTCTCTAAATAGACTTCCCTGCTGTTTCAGCTTTTCTTCGTTGATACCATAATAGTATACCATTTCTACTTCCTGATTGAAAGGAAAAAATAGCGTGTCCTCACAAGAAAATGTGCTGCCTCCTATAGTTTTGATCCTGCAAGACTCTCTAAGTCTTGAAAATGTCGACATAATCGGTTTTGTCTTCTTGAAGGTCTCTATCATGTGAAAAGTGTCACAAAATGCTTTATTTATCTGACTGTAATAGTCAAAAACGTTGGTTTCTCCCAACAAATCTTCTATGGCTTTGTTAGAAACAAGAGTTATGTCTTCAAAAAGTCCGGAACGTGTATATTCTTGCAAAACATTTCTAATAACCTTTTCCTGTAGGGTCTGTTCCGTTGATAAAAACTCTACTTCGGGATAAAAGTATACTATGCTTATTTTTACTCCTCTCTTGTGTAGAGACTCTAATATTTTTAGTGATAATGCCGAACTCTTGGAGGCGCCGCAGACAAAAAATACCACCTCGTCTTTAATTTTCTTCAAAAAGGAAATCTTGCTAACTATTCTTAAATCTTCATATTCCTCGGCTGTTTCGAGCTCCGGTACGGTGTATGTGTTTTTAGATTTAGCCGGGTCGTTATTTATCTTATATATGTTATATATTTTGTATGCTGCCAAATGATCGACAATAGACGAAGCTGCATTTCCGATTGCTAAAATGTTTCTCAAATTTCAATTTTCCTTAAATTTCCAAAGTCTTTTCCAATACTTACTGTAGATAAAAATTTTCCAAATATATTGCTTTCAAAAATATCTTTAATTTTTCTCACCAAATGATGGTCTTCTTTTGCAAAGTCGAGAATGACAGAATCGTGCATCGTAAATGCAATGTGGCTTTTTCTATTTTTTAAAAGCTTCATTATATTATAAGAGCTAGCTAACACTATATCACTAGTTGTTGATTGAAGCAAGTAATTTAGAGCCCTACGTTCATCAACAGGCAATCGTCTACCGAATGGGGTTTTTACGATTCCGCCATCATAGTATCTCAGATACGCTTTTTTATTATAATATTTTTCATAATCCTTATTCTCTGCAGTCGGGTTGTAAAGCCATGCAAAAAACTTTTCTTTTGCTTCTGCTCTTGTGACCCAGGATGGTAACGATTTCATATTCCAGCTATGTATATCTTCTCTGGGTTGCTCGATTCCAGAAAAAGCTAGCAGAGTCCTAATCTCTGCGCCATTTATATCCAGCTCTAAATAGAGGTCATTTTTTGGCTTAAGGGCATGTCGCTCAGGCTTGCTTATATTTAATATAGGAACTGAACTTTTTTTGGTGGTCAACCTCCCAGTGGCCGAAGAGTAGATGTCGTAAATTATTCTTTTATCTTGATTCAAAAAATTTATCGGTTTTTTTGAAATTTCAGAGGTCAGGACGTGGATTTTATGCAAAATATCATAGTCATCTGGTTTTTTATTTTTTTCTAAAACGTTCGAAATTGCTTCATCTCTCAGTATAAACCATTTGTTTAGTAGATGATCTGGGATTACATCAAAGAAGCATAATTCCGAACAATCTATCTTTGCAATGCTTGAAGCTTTTTTTTGAGCCTTAAGCAAGCTTTCAGTTGCTTCATACTTAGCGGGATCTGAAGAATAGTTTTTCAAGTTTTCTTTTTTCAAGAAAACGCTAACAAATTCATAATCTAGGTCATTCTTAATTATAGGAGAATAAGACCAGCAGTATTTAGATGACAGCAGAGGCTCACTAAAGTCTTCAAAATAAAATGTGTCTTTTGCAAAAATTCCTACACAATTGTTTTCTATTTCAAGGGGTTGAATTACCATGCTTTCTTCTTTCATACTTAGCTCTTATATAATTTGAACAAATCGACCCAAGACTGTCAATTGCCGCCTGCGGGCCGTAAAGTTTATTTGTCATTATAACAGAATCGCGATGAAAAGTAAATTCATTTAAATTGTACACCTGCAGTTCTAACATTCTTACTTCCAACAAAAGCTCGAGCCACTGCTCAGTCGAAAACCGCTTATCATCAGGTCGAATGATTATCTCTCTACTTGTTGTGTTACTCTGAGGGTTGTATTTGGACTCCACGTAAAACGGCGTGTTACTAACTATTTGGTTGTATGTTTTTAGTATGAAATCTTGCAAATCATATAGATCGTCTCGATGCGACCTCAAGCGAAAGGTCTGGTTTATTACTGCTTCTGCAGAATCAAAATTTTCTCTTCCCCTTATTATTCTCTGTTGTATTGTTTCGTGTTCCAAATTCGCATATAGTCGCCATGGGCTATATTTGTCTATATAAAATCCAAAATTTTTTGCAAACTGCGCATAACAATAGAAATCCTCACTTTGTATGATCTGGCCTTTTTCAAAATCTAGATTGTAGTCTAGTTTTGCTAATTCAATTGTTATTCCAGAGGTTCTCGGGATATTCTTGTTTGACAAAATAAATCCGCTTCTAGTTACGGGAAAAATATGGGCATTTTTTCTAAGTAGAGACTTTATAGCGGTCAAGAAACAATTAAAGTCATTTACGCTCTTGTTAGATTCTAGTATGGTAGAATATTTTGTATTTGTAAAAACCATGTATCGAGAATAGACCTCTTCCAGAGAAGAGTAGCCTAAGACAGGAATTATTTCTCCGAGAAACTTAGGTGTAGAGCGGCTACTGTTTGAAACTTTGTCCAGATAAGCATTTCGAAAATCAGAAAAAGTATCAGTCACAAATTTCAAGGCTTCAACATTTGGCGCATAAGGTGCAAAATTTTCAAAGATCAGAGAATTTGGTACTATATAGATCGGCTCATAGTTTGAATTTATCAAACCATAAGATATCTTATCATAGATGACGTCTATAGAGCCAGGAAAATTCGCATAATTTCTATATTTCTCTCTTTCAGTAAACTCTTCATGCAAAGTGTCTGTTTGCCCTCCGGAGAATCTTATATTACTAGTCATGTGCCAGAGCTCCTATATTTACTGTGTCCCTCACCTGTCACCAAGCGAACAGAGTCTGTGTCTCCCCTGCTAGGGTCTATCTCTATGATGAAGCCAGTTACAAGATTATAGCGAACTGCTCCGGAGAAGGGATTTATTTCCTTATCAATAACTCCAGGTATCCTGTTGATTATGGTGTTTTTATGTAAAACATAGTCATTGGATATTGCACGAGCAAGAGGTGCATCAGCGACAGAATCACCTCTACCGGGAGTTCTTAGCTGCTGAATTCTAGTTTCAAAATTGTTACCACTTGTTGCAGCTGTCTGCAAGTCTGCGGGGATTTCATTAGGCTCTGAATCATTGCTCACTTGTGGTGTATTGATTGTCTCAATTTTCGTTTCTACCTTCGCAGTTTCTGTTCTTTCTTTTTCTATCCTTGCATGAGAACCAAAAGAGCACCCTAGCGTCGTGGTCATCACACCTCCTTGATAACCAGTTTCAACACTTATGACTGTATAGTATCCCCCCAAACCTAATTTATAAGCCGGCGAGATTGGATCTCTAGGATTACCGAAGCCTATGTTGCTAGGGTCTATAAATATCTGACTTCCTGGCATGAATAAATTGTTTCCAAACATCTGTATGTCCGCCTTATATGGCATCTTCAACTCATCGTATTGGCCTACTTGGTTTGTCATCAACTGCTCTTGGGCATATGGCACGTCGAAGCGGCTGAATGTTATCTCCTTTATGAGTCCTCTGTTTTTCCCAATTTGAAAATGATATATACCATTTTTTGAATCTTCATCTAAGTCTCCACCTTTGTCGGATGCTAGCACTTTGTCTATATTTTGATATATTACAAAGTAGTCACACGCATCATCAATCTTGGTTGGAGACAGTGAGGTTCCGCCCGGTATATGCTTTACGGGGTCAAGATCCGACTTATTTGCTAGATCTCCTCTAATTCGAGGGCCAGAGAAAGTAGAGGAAGTAAAGCTTGGAGCCTCATCAATGACAGCAGGCGCAATACCGGTTGCAGAAAATGTCGACCCAAAAGCCATGGGCAATAACGTATGAACACATTCGTTTAAAAATGCTGGGATCGTATATGTGTTCCTATATGAATTTACTATCTTTTGGTACATAAAAGCCTGATAAATTTCCAAAGAGATCGGAACATCAGCTATGTTGATCTCCTTGTAATCAACTGCACTGTTATCATCGCCGTTGATCGTAACATATTTGTACCTGACCCGTGGTAAGAGCACCTTAAAGGTTTTCAGCTTCTCTATAGCTCCTTGGATTATTCTTATTATTTTTGCTTTTTCTTTTGCTTTCTTCTTGGAAATAGCCATTATATAGGCTTTATCAAGCTCCGAAATACGACCAGTTGCAACCATCTGTATGAGTCTTGCTTCGCTTGCAATACCTATCAAGCTTTTTGTTTCCTCTAGATTGTTTTTTGTCCTTTCAAAAAAAGCCTGTCTCAAATCTCCAAATAAAACGTAATGAATTGATCTTACATAATTATCCAAGGCCTTTATTCTTTCAAACAAGTCTTTACCCGATTGGTTTGTTGGCACTATTGTTTCTTGAGGAGGCGATGGATTTGAAGCCTCTTTTTGTTTTCGATTTGTAGAGTTATTATCTTTTTTGGTCGTTTGAGAGTTTGTATACCTTTCATAGTCCTTGAGTTTCTGATCATCATATCCAAGTGTCGAGTACCTACCAAGAGACCCAGGGTCTGTTTCTATTTCAAAAATTCTCTTTTTTTGCTCAACAATTTCCATTATTTGACGTATTTGGGCCATTTTTTGTATTTGGTTTTTATATCCAGAGCCAGCTTTGCTTTTTTTGCCATTTAACTTTGACATGTCAGTGCCGCCCTCTTCGAGCAGTTGTCTTATGTCTGCTCTTTTTAGTATGTTCACCGGGGAGTCTGTAGCGCTGAACACTTTATCGTTTAGAGTGTTGTCAATTCTTGCTGTATATTTTATACTTATTGTTGCTGAGCCGTCTTGACTGACGTCTATAGAATGGTGAATAACATTCATTCTAAGAGTTATGTTTGCCTCCTTTATTTCCTCTATCTCCTCCTCCAAAAGAAATCTGGTTCCTGGGTCTGCATACCCTAATGTTGCGACGACCTCAATTGGCCTAGATAGATCACCTGAAACCACAGTAGCAGAGCCGTTTTCAGAAGAACTGGTGCCTTTCGGTATCGATATTGTAAACATGTCTGCTAGCGGTGCGAAGCCCTCTCTGGTGTCAAAAATATTAGCTAAATTATCTACGAACAAACTAACATTAGCTGATAAATATTTTGGAGCCGTAAAGGGGTCTGTGCCTTGATAGGTTACGGTAAAGGATTGCACCCCTGAAGCTTTGAGTCGGCTGAAGCCTGTTGATGTGGCCGCCTCATCCGAAAGTGCACTAACTGGGAAAAAGAAAGGTGTCAGCAGCTCCTCTGTTGTTTTTGCGCCGGTTCTGCCATCAATCTTGTAAAATCTAACTTCTGGAACCAGCGATGTTAGTTTATGAGTCTCCAAGTTGAAAAAGTGAGCCTTAATTAGCTTTTTCCCCGATGCATCTCTCGTGTTGTAGACCTTAGACATTACATCCTGCGGCTTGTACGGACCACCAAGACGATGAACTGAAGTGTTTTCAGTACCAGGGGTTAGCTTTGCTGAATCGTCTCTTAGGGCCTCTGGATTGTTGCTTACTAGATACATCAGGTAAGCTTGCGGATGAAAAGAGTTTACACCACCGCGGTCGTCATCTGTTTCAGCCATTTATCTCTCTTCCTTATTCGCCAAGGTAATTGCTAAGTTTAAGTTTTTAGGTATATAAATTGCATCCCCTATCTTGAAATGAGCGTCAGTTGGCTTGTTGTTGTACCAAGCAATAACCCACCAATAGCTTGTACTACCATAATATTTAGAGGCATATTTATACATCTTGTCACCCATTTTAAATATCTCTTTATAGTGGTTGAGGGTAAAGAGCTCGTCTTCAGTTGGTATGCCAGGAGCCATTCTAGTTAAGACATTTACATTTTCAACAAACTTTCTATCATGTATGTTTTCTCTGAGTATTCTGGATACATCATAATCAGTTCTATAATCATTTCTATTTGGCATAAAAAAAATCCTCCTGTGTTAACTTAGGGCTCGGTCATCGGCTGCAGATTCTAAGGACCCATTTTCATTTGAGGTGTTCCCTAGCTGGCTAGCTTGCGGATCCTGGGTGCCGTAAGGGAAACTCTCTGCTAAAAACGTAGGAGATACGTTGGTTTCCCAACCTAGCGGAGTTTCGTGTTGCGGTGTAAATCTAAAACTTATATCAAACTGCTTAGGAAATATCTGTTCTCCATCAACAAAAACACCAGGATCCATATCTGGGGCAAATTCTAATCCCTCCAGACAGCCTAGCAACTGGCCCATTCCATCTGCACTCTGAATGAAATTAACAAAACTCAACCTCAATAGAGGTGGGGCCTTTATTGTTCTACCAACACTTCCCCCTTCACCATCCAAGGGTTCACTATAAACCGGATAGACCATTTTTGTCAATAGCGAAAAGTCATGCATATTCTTTTTTGCAGACTGAAGGTCTGGTGACAAAACAGTGAAACCTATAGATATAACCCTGCTTGTACTCTGATACGGCTTTACAGGGTCATTTCTTCCAAATATCTGTTCGCTACCCCAACCAAGTTGATAATTATCTTCAAAATTTTTAATAAACGCAGGAAACTCGACAGACTTACCGGTTGCAACATGTATTATTCTAACAACTTGTCCGCTGTTTCTTGCAATATCGTTAAAATTAGTAAAACTCATCGTAAGTTACTCCTGTTCATGATCATCCACCGGTGGTACCACCAGATGTGGTGTTTGGTACAATATTGGCACCTGTGGATGCGGCGTTACTCACTGCTGTAGAGGGGGCTTTTATCCTCAACAGCCGCAAGATCTCATTAATTGCAGCGTCACCAAAAACAACACCCATATTACCAGCCATCTCCTTGTTCAATCCAGGTATATTTTGGGCTAAAGCCTTCGCCAGTTCAACATTTGTCAATTGAATTTTAACCAGATCTCCTATGCCCTCTGCTTTATCAACTTGGCCCAATATCTTCCTTAGAAAAACTGCTTGATTTTCTAAATTTGAAATGTCTATACCCGCCGTTGACATTGGGTCCGCTTTGCCAGTTGCGCCCATCGCTTCGGCGAGGGACCTCGAGAAAAATTGTACTAGGCCTTCGTCCCCAATGGGTTTACCTATAAGACCGCCAAGCATGCCAATCTCCTGAGCCTTTCCACGGATTGACTTATTTAGCTCTATAAACGCTCTCGTCATTGGGGCTTGTTGATTTTTTATTCCATCACTTAGGTTCTTAATTGCGTTGCCGAGATCTTTTCCTTGCATTTGGACAATCTTGTCTGGTGACATGTCTTTCATTTTTTTTATGTCGCCACGTTCGTCCATTTTGAGATCACCACGAAGGAACTTTCTGGTTTCCGCAACGCTTCCAAGACCTAGTGTGTCTTTTAGGGCTAAAAGCTCAAACTTGCCCATCTCTTCAACATTGCGGCCGCTTTTTGTTATTTCATTTCTTATCGTTTCCGCTCTCTCAGCTTCTGTTTTGTTTAGGAGATCGATACTATTAAAAACTGACTTACCTAGAATTTGGTTGAGCTGCCCTGCTTTTGTAGCAGATCCCTCAAAAGTGTCCATTGAAGATCCGAATGCAGTAGCCAGTGATTGAAAGTCTACACCAGTTGTTCTTGCCATTTTTTGTAGTTTGACAAAATTATCCATAAACTTATCTGAGGTGTATGCGAAATCTTTTTGGGCTATTCTAAAATTATCTGTCAAAACATCTGGGGCGATGGCCATCTCTTTGCTCGTTGTAATAAGTTGTGCAGTAAGTGAATCTAGACCGTCGGCAGACATGTTAAATGCCATGACGCCATCCTCTATCACTTGCGCAAAGGTTCTCATCTCAAAGCCTGCACCGGACAGAACAACAGAGTTTTCCATCAAAGATTGTGTGAACTGCTTTGAGACAAAAGGCATTGCTTTGAATTCATCTCTAAAAGCCGAAACAACTGTTGCACCTTTCTCAAATGATCCAAAAAGATCAAAACTGGCCTTGTATGCAGAGTCTATAGACTTGCCAAATCTATCCATCTGATTCGAGTAGCCGGCCTGAAAGAACTGGTTCATCTCTTCTCTGGTTAGTGTAATTTGCTGAAAAAGGCTCTCAAACCCGCCTACTAATTTACCAGTTGCACCAAGGGCCTCATTGATATCTTGTTGAAGATCATCACCAGTAATGCCCGAGGCCAACGATCTTGCTTTATCAACCACACTGCTGCCGCCACCTCTAGAGCCGGTGCCGAGCTTTGCTATTTCTCTTTTCGCTTCATTGGTCGAGAGCATGCCTTGTTTGACCGCCTCGAGGACTTCGGATACAGTTCTATATGCTGCCATAAATCATCTCCTTACTAATAAATAGGGCCTAAGACTAATTGTTTTCGTCTGTTGAGTTATAGTATTTTATAAGACGGTCAAAAAACCAGTTTCTTAGACCGATAGGAAGGGAATATGCTTCGGAAAAAGAAAAATTTCCATGCTTTACAAGTGAAAAAATTTGTTCGTAAACAACTTTCTCAAGGTACTCTTCACTTAGACCAAAACCAGCCCAATGAAAAGGGCACCTCCCTTGCAGATACTGCATTACAAGATGGGCATGTGATATCTGCCACCATATTCACCGAAGGAGAACAGTCTTTGTGTGCTTTCGTCATAATCCTGGCATCTGAGGCTGGAACAACTTCACATAACTGGTTTAACATTAGTGGGTCAACAACACCATTAGCTGACACAAGGATTTTTCTGAGAAACTCTATTGTTTCGCTATATTCTAGGTTGAGTTTCTTCTTCTTCTCTATAGTGTTTCGCAGATTTTCTTTATCCTCTGGAGTCAATATTCTTATCTTTACATCAATCTTTGTGAGTGGTAATTGTACAGACACTAAGCCTGAAGATTCCTCAATATTCCATTCTTCTCTACCGGTGGAGCTTGTTGACGACTTACTAAGTATGTCACCGATACTTACGGTAGGCTCAAATTCATGGCCACACTCATTACAAGAAGCTGCTAGCTCAATATCATCCCCATACCCAGTTTTTCTTGCATGAAGCAAAACCGCCATCTTATCGCAGTCTTGCATATCTTTTGCAAATATGTTTGGAGTAGTGACTATAGAGTCGATAAGCCTATCAAAAACAGTTCCATTTTCTATATAACTCTCATTTAGGACTATATCTTCTTCTTTGGCAGTCATGGCTTTTATTTCTAATGATCCAACTCCACGCAGGGGGCTGTTCTCTGAATAGAAATTACCTTTACTTGGCAACTTTACAATTTCTTTATTAACAACAAAAGAAAGTCCAAAAGGATTTGGACTTTCTTCTGCAGCTGCGCTACTTTGTAACGGATTTGAGACTTGTGGCTGATTCGCCGTTATTCTTTTTTGGTTTCTTGACATGTTTCCTCTTATAAATAAACAAAAATAATAAAACTAAAAAATCTATATGAGCGGGCCGCCACCAGTGTCGTCAGCTGAAAAGTTATCGCGGCCGCGGCCTTGCTTGTTGAATGACCAGATGTTGCCACCTGTGGCCTGTTCAGGCGCCTGTGGCAAGTTTTCAATTACCGCGTAATCATATTTCAAATTTATGGTAATATTTACCAACTCATCTTGGCTATAATCTAGACTATCAAAATCCACAGAAGTTATTAAGGGATTTTTTATAATCCAAGTTTCAATTGGGGTGCCGTTCTCTGCATCTAGTTGAGATAGTTTTATTTCTGTACCCAATGATTCTACCATATCTTTCTTTGATATGGTTCTAGCATTGTTCTGATTATAGTTGTGCGGGATCCTATAGCCTGAATTTTCTAAGACCTTATAAAGACTTTTAGTTGAGTCTGGCTGCACTGGGTCGACCAGCGTGATTGATATATCCTGCCAAGTAACGCGGCCTGGATAATAAAACTCATAGTTCAAGAACTGGTGTGGCGTTGTCGCGACCTGAAAGGACGGCTTCTTTACGCTCTTTACGATAAATTGCGGAACACCAGTCCAGTAGAGAAGCCATCTGAACTTTCTCTTTGGCTCAACGCTCTTTTCTGTCCAAAATCTTGCCATTGTTATAGTCTCCTATTAATATATATTAGCTTCTCTTGTTTTTTACTATGTTTAGTCATCGAAAGAAGCGCCAGTTCGGGTAATAACAAAATCAACTGCAATAAACTCAATGGCTCTTGCTGGCTTCAAGAAAATCTTTGCATACATGATATTTCTATCAATCAAATCTGGAGTTGTTGTTGTGCTGTCTAAAATGACCTTGAAATCTGTAAGGCCGAGTCTAGTCTTCACACTCTCCAAGAATGGCACAACTTGACCGGTGAAACGATTCCAGGTTGCCTGAACATTCTGATCAAAAAGTAGTGTATTTGCAATTCGTGAAACCTCTCTCTTTACGAAGATCAAGAGTCGTCGTACGTTGATCCTGTCAAGGGCAGAAGGAGTCATTTGAAGCGTCTTCTGACCGAAGACCACTAGACCTTCAGAAACAAAAGAAGCTATCGGATTTATATTTGCTTCATACAGCCTGTCTCTATCGGCTGATAGAAGCTGCTCAGATGCCTGAAGGACTGGTAGACCTGCGTTGCCTTCATTGAGGCCGCCGCGGTTGAATCCCGCGGGCGCAAACCAAACTTCGTTACGCTCCTCTGTGTATGCCATAACACCCAAAGCTATAACTGATGGCGGTACCCATACATCTCTTGCGCTGATGGTGTCCCTAACCTTAACCCAAGGGTAATACGTGGCGCCATAACTTGAGTTTATCTGTCTAGCTGTGAGAGCCTTTGCGCTCTTCGCGGGATTTGTGTTGTTCACTCTTTGTTCGAAAGTTGAACAAATCTGCTCAGATGGCGGTACGTAAATGTTCGGTAAGTCGATGACAGCCAACGAGTCGCCTCTTGCTTCGCAAGTCTGAACCAGTTTTGTAGTCAAAGACTCGTTTGATACACCAGGTATGGTCGCAAGATTCATCTCTAAGAATTCTGGATCCTTGATTAGCTCGATGGCGCGGTCAATACTAGCATGAGCGTAACTGTTCCTTGTTGTGCTATCTCTATTTACTATTCTCATATTGAAAGGATCTGCTTCCGTTACATCAACGCCATCGAAACCAGCGACCATTGGCATCGTAAATCCGTCCACAACTTCTAGTAAAGCTGAGGCTGACAAGAATGAGTTTCTGGCAAAATTTGACGAATCTAGCAGAGTTGCGGTGAAAGCTGTACCGTTGAAGCCTCCGGCGAATTTGTTCCCCGGGATGGATAGGCCTGAGACTGCTGGGGTATTACCAATGGCTTTGTTTCCTGCTGGTCCTGGGTCGGTTTGAGTTATGGTCAATACGCCATCTGTCTGGCTCACTGATACTCTTAAATTTGTACCCTCTATTGCTGTCTTGATTCTAGCGGCGCAATTTGCCATATTAGCAGTAACACCCTGTAAACCTACATCGGTTTCAGTTCCCGCTTCGTTGTTGGTTACATTAGAGTTTAGTCTAGTAAAAGTAAACTCTACTGAATTATCAGCACTATCAGTAATTGTAAGTTTTTCATTAGTATCTGGTGCCGAGGCGAAAGTTAGCACGGCACTTGCGGCTGCTGAAATACTTGAGCCCGAGATAAAGTCCACGGCCGTTGGCACGAATGACGACATCTCATTTGAGAGTGCAGTTGCCCCTGAGACAACAACACTATCTAGCGAAAATACATACGAGTGCTTGCCAGTTGAAGCTATGCCGCTAATCTGTTCTCCAACTAAGCTACTATTATTGACAGTGCTGAATCTACGCAAAAAGTCTTTTGCCCCAACATTGACGGAAGAGTAGTTTAGGCGGCCGCCACTTCCAGAGCCGGCTAACTTGTTGTACTCGGCATGACCTAAAATATAACCGGCGCCTAGTCCGTTGGCACGGGAACCAGACACAACATGTGGCATCTGTGCCCACTTAAGCGAAACAGAACTTGGATTAGTATCAACAATAAGCGACCCAGTTACCCACGTATTGCCAAATGGTAATTTTCTCTTACTAGAGTTTTCATCACCGAAGTGAGCAGCTGTTGAGTCTATATCTTGTGGTACAATTGGGCCTAAAAATCCAAAAGGTACAGAAGATGGATTACTTGGTCCTGACTCTAGGACGTCTAGGCTCATCTCCACTCTAATAAAGTTTGATTGATTTGGGAAACTGCCGTATACTCTATTTCTCTTTTGGGTTGTATCCCACTTGAGATATTGATCACCTATTCTTCTTGCAATAAAGTCAGAGGAATTTGGATTTAGATTTAGATTCTCAAAAGAGTCCACAGGAACAATTCGCCTTCCTAGTCGTTGCCTAACAACAACATCAAAGCGCCCATAAGGGTTTACGCTCCCTGGGTCTGCAATCTTTATGTTTTCAATACTAATGCTGAGGTTCATGCCTGATTCGCCCTCTTGGATTGCATGGAATCTAAACATTTTCTCCAAAGATTCTCCAACAAAGTTATCAGGACTGTTTGGATTCTGTGGAATGACCCAGCCAGAAGCGGCCGCGGCCAATTGGTGGTTTACACTCTTGAAATCTTCTGAGTTGTCTGCCAGTTTTGCGGCGAACACGCAAAGGCCAGTTGAACTACTTGTGTACAATCTTTCATATTCTTCATCAAACGTCTCACCTAACCAGTAGCTTGCTGCAAGAGATGGGGCGGGTGGAGACATTACTTTGTCGTTTGTTGCGACAGGATTGGTGTTTAGTCTGTCTCTGATGTAATTGGCGCCTTCTCTCATAGTAACCTGTCTTTCTAGTTTGGCCCCACTGCTACTAGAGAGAACTACAGTGAACTCATGCCCATTAAGCTTTACCGGCTCTGTGGAATCTGCACCTCGGGTGGCTACAGAAGTGATTATGCTGCTAGAACCACTTACCAATGTTTGACCCTTTACACCAACAGAAAAATCTGCAGCATCAGTATATACAATCGCGCCTAGGTGAGCTGTAAGATTGTGGGCGCCTGCAGAGGAACCGCTATGCATAAAGAATAACCCGAATGCATTCCCGGTGTCTAATGACCAGCCGGCTTGGCCAGTATCCGACGCGTCATCGCCTTGCACACCCAGCAGCCTAATAAAAGTAACTGGCGAGTTTATATCTGCACTCAAGTAAGCCTGTGTCGCATATGTGCCATAACCTGGTGCTAAAAGACCATTGCCTTCTCTCCATGGGTCACTACCTTCATTTCCTGGCAATGGTTCACCAAAGATTTCTACAAACTCCTGAAAAGAGCTAACCTTTACAGGCTTTAGTGCTGGACCTCTTCGAGCGCGACCGATAATTACAGGCCCGACACCGCCGGGTGCCTTTGGCAACTGGCTATTGTCGATCTCATTTAAGAAGACGCCAGGTGATATAAATTTAAATTTCTTAGCAGACATGTGAATAAATCTCCTTGATACAGGCTTTCTTTTGCAAAAACAAAATAAATTATTACTCTAGTAAATAGTTAGAGATTTTTTCAAAAGTATAAAAGAAAAAAAAGAAAGCCCCGGGATTACCCGGGGCTGCAAAGGCAAGATATTTTAGGTAGGGTTGCTAGCTTGCAACATACTTGATAACAATCTCGTCACCAACATTGATATCAGTTCCAGCGTTGAAGACCAAGCGCGAAGAATCAATCTTATAATCCCAGTGGTCAGTAATGCCTGTGGCAGAACTTGAAAGGGACAAGTGAAGACCGTTGATATATACGGAGACACAATTGTCAGATGATGGTGTTCCAGATATTGGCAAGAAGTCGTACTTCGTTGATCCATCACTATCGAAGGATGCAGTCGCGACGGCACGATCGATAACATGTGAAAGACTGAAGACGCCATTTGTTGCCTGGATGCCGGAGCCGGCTTGTAAAGTTACAAGGTCCTTAATGGATTCCTTCTTTACATCACCATCATCGTCACCGTCAAGGAACATGAAGTAGTCATTTGCCACTGCTACAGTAGCAATTTCTGCTCCGACCTTTGACCCACTAAGGATCAAGCGTGTTCCAACAGTAGCATTGTCTGCAGTCAATCCAGAAAGTGTTGAGGTTCCTGAGCCGCTAAAGATACGACCGCTGACATCTCTAAGGCCTGAAACATCTTTGTTCGCATCAACAACAACTGCCTTGTTGGCTGCTGCAGTACCGTCTGTGATTCCATCAAGTTTCTCAAGGTCTGCCTCATTTAGATCAGCTGAACCGATGATGAAGCTAGATCCAGCGGTGACAGCACCACCTGCAGTCAAAGCGTCAACATTAATCTTGTGAATGGTGGACACACCAGAGCCAGACACGACACCATTGACAGTCAAGCCGTCGGAGGTAATCTTGTGAATTGTAGAAACACCAGAACCAGACACAATACCATTGACGGTCAAACCATCAGATGTAACCTTGTGGATGGTTGCAACACCGGAACCAGATATGATGCCAGTGACATCAACACCAGCTGGCTTGACTGCTGCAATGGTTGATCCCGCAATCTTGTGAAGCATCTTTGTGCCAGTGTGCTCATAAAGCACGGAAGCAACAGAATCATCACCCTGCTTACCACCAACCTGGAGACCGCCGCCATCAGCCTGCGCTGAAGACGCAGAAAGAGCCGAGACAAGCAACTTGTCTTGGATCTGCAAAGTGTTTACTGTTTCGGTAACACTATTAATGGTAACAACGTCGAGTTCGTCGATTCTAGCAAAAGAAGCAGTGAGCATAGTAATACCACTGATATTCTTGTTCGCATCGAGAACTAGAGCCTTATTAGCGGCTGCTGTACCATCTGTGATGCCATCAAGCTTTGTTAGGTCGGTTTCGTTTAGACTAGCAGAGCCAACAATTAGGCTAGTACCAAACTCCACAGCGCCGTCACATTTGAACGATGCAGCTGCCACTTCACCAGAACCAGACAGCGTGACGCCGCTAACTGCGCCTGAAACGAACAATGCATTACTGCTCTTGTAGTATGTCAGGCCTGCGTCGCCGCCAAGTGCGTTACTATCATTAAACTGAACTTGAGTGTCAGAGCCACCCGCAAATGAAGCGATAAGTTCTGAAACTTTGATTTTCTTAGGGACTAATTCTCCATCGACATGAATTGCTAATAAGTCATCATCGCCTGCAGATGCTTGCGATGTAAGCCCAGTAAGCGAAAGCATTAGTGCTGGTTTGTTGTCTCCAGAACTTGCTAAACCGCCTGATGATGAGACAGCAATCTGTTCTGCTGAAATTGTTAATCGTTTGGCCATGGATCCACCTCCTCCAGATGCAGAACCGCCTGACATTCCTGAAACGGATGCGTTTACGGTTCCGAGTGTTGTTATTGTTACGTTACCTGCTGTACCTTCAACATCATTTTCTAAACTAACTTCTGTACCGCTAACTGTTGCCGTGATGCCAATCGGCAAATTGTTGATTGTCGCTCCAAAATAAGCTGCAAACTCTGTAGCATCTAAAGACCCACCAGAAGCTGGTGCGTGCCTAACAGAGTAAACAGGTTCATCTGGTGCAGACAAGTTTGCAATTCTGTCCCCTGTACTTGCACTATCATCTTTTGAGATGTGTGCGGCGACTTTAGCGGTTGACGTCCACGAGCCAGATGCCCTTTTGATCCTAAACTTCAGTGGGCCGTCCGACGTATCGTTGCCAACCGTTCTGAAATTTAGAAAATTAGTACTATCTCTGGTTGCCGTGGTAATATTGATTTCTCCATCCGACTTTGCAGCATTAAGGATCAGTTTTAATGATTCTGCTATGTTCGCAGCAGTAAGGTTTAAGTTAGTGTTGATACTATAATTACCAGCCGAATCTTTACGTCCACTATTGGTTCCTGATCCTACGGTTGCAGTAAATCCAGAAGACTCATTCACCAAGGTGACGTTAAGTACGTTGCCTGACGCGTCCGTGAACTCATATATCAACGGTGTGCTACCACCAGTTGCCATATCCCGAAAATCAGCAGCTACTTGCCCATCAGAGTGAAAACTGATGTACATGAAGCTCTTATTTGTGGACGAGTTTGCATATAACGTTAGTGCTTTACTAGCGTTACCGTTAAATACATTGTTTGAATCACTGAGTGCAGATGAGCCTGAAAGTGCGTCGCGGCCGGAACTTGCTGTATCCGAAAACGCGAATGTTACCTGGCCGAAACCGTCACCGGTGCCATCACTCAATGTCAACTTAGAAAATAACGCCGGCGCCGCTGAAAAATCAATCGTGCCTGTTGCTTTTGCCATTATATTTCCTCCTGTTTGTTGGTTTTTTAACAGGTTCTCTAAATTGGAAAATAACTAAATTTTGATAGGAATAAAATTAGGAAACTTTTAACTTTTTATGAATATAACACGATCTTCTGGACTTGACGGGAACTGAATACTATAACCTTCTTCTGGTACCCCATACTCTAACCTAAGAGAATTGAGGTCCTCTAAAACTTGGTGATTGAGAGAATTAATCATTGCAAGGTGCTCTTTTTTTATTCTCTCATATTCTATAACTAGTTCAGCTAATCGGCTTTTGTGTGCTTTGACCGAAAGCAGTATATCATAAACATCTCTTGATTCTTGTTGGCCGCATTCCAAGTAAGCTGGAAATTCTTCACTTTCCGAACCAGAGTCATCGGCGTGGTCCTGCCAACTTTGTTCTTCCTCTTGTTGCTCTGGTTCACTTATTTGCTCTTTTTCGTCTGAGGAATCCTCTTCTATAGCCGCAACTAATTCTTTTAGTTTGTCTAATATGCTCATACTTCTGTTTCTCCTTTTATCTTTATGAAAAAAGTATTTTCTTAAGATTTCGAACATTATTATCGAATTTACAAAAATCAGACTCTAGAAACTCTATTGAGCGCTGGCGGCATTGATCTTCACGGTCTTCAAACTCGAAATGAAACTTCCCTGTATTTTGGCGAAAGCATTTTACTAGTTTGTGACCGCGCAGCTGTAAGTATGCTGCAATGCCGATATCGCTCGTAGAAAAATTATTTTCTGTGGTTGGATTTTGCTCTGACATGTCTCTCTCCGATTACTGTAAGTTGTCTTTATACTATAACAATAAATAGAAGCTAGAAACGGTTTCTACTGGTGGGTTTCCTCTTTTCGTACGAAAAAACCTTTTTCTCCAGGGTTGACTGGCAGCTTGAGTTCGTACGTAAGGTTTTCGTCAATATTTAGGTCCTTCTGCACTGCTTGGGCCATAGAATACAGGTCCGTTTGACCATACATGATTTGGTTCATCATGTTTGCCTTGTTTTTTTCAAACTGAAGACACATGTTCGCAAAATAGTTCTCTAAATTTATCAGCTTTTCGCGAAACTCAAAAACGTGACTGACCTTATCCCACTCAACCTCTATAATTTCTTGAGAGTTTTTCTTTGTAGATTCTGGTGTGGTACTATTTTCTTTTTGTGTTACTTTCTTCTTTGCAGCTGCTTTTGACATTTTTTCTCCTTTGCATGTCTACAAGAATTATATCACAATAAAAAATGTTTTTTAGGATTTTATGTAAGTTATTTGAACCGTATCTTCTAGTTCGACGTCTTCAGTAAATAGAATAGTTTTTCCACTAACCGTATAATCCTTGTCAGCTCCGGAAGCCTGTATCAAGCCGTTGAGCATAACAAGTTCGGTATTGTCTCTTATTGTAAATTGAGTTGTAAAGGTTCTCTTATCGTCTGGTAGTGCATCTGTTTCTGCTTTTAGGACTTCACCAATTTGCATACTATTTGACATGTTCTCTGCCAAATTATCTGTTGTTATGACATTCGCAGAGGTACTAGAAGCGCCACCGCCATTTCCCGAGGCAAAGAAGCTTGCGGCTGGAGTGTTTCCTATCATAACCGGACCTGAAAAGAATCTATCAAGTTGTTCTTGTGATATTCCCGACAATCCATAATAGGCTCCCTTTTCGTGCTCGGGTATCTCGGCTAAAGATATCCTTTCTCTAGGTATCTTCACCTCTACAATATTTTCTCTAATAGAATAGTGAGGTTTTTCTCTATTGGGACCTTCACCAACAATATACCCTATTACCTTCAGGTTTATTTTTGTTTCAAACTTCCTTTCATCCGAGGAGAAGTCTGATATATTATCAGTTGAAGTATAATCTGGCTGAATAAATCCTTCATACTTGTGATCCTTCTCTGTAAGTCTGACAAAATTTACTGTTCCGGGTGTCGTAGCAAAGGGAGTCATAAGATCATTCATCTGCTGCTGATATTCTGTTCGTAATGTTATTTCATACATAATCTCCACATTTACTGGCATTGGGACTGTTACTGTCCTGTATACCACTTTTGGATTGGCGCCGGGAAAGTTTTTTTGACCATAAAGCCTATAAGCATCCGCATTTGCAAACTTCATGGTTTTTTCTTGATAAAGTACCCTACTAACATCTAGTGATCCGCCTTTATCATCGCTAATCTCTGGAACATTTCCTTGGAAAATACCTTGACTTTCTCTAGATTTGGTAAAAGACGCTCTCTTAATAGCTATGATTGGCAAAACAAGCAAACCCTGCCGATCTCTTATTTCTTTGTTGCCTTTTGCTTGAAAAGATCGCTCAGCTGTGCCCCATATGATAGGGACAGGTTTGAAGCCTTTGTTTGTCATTGTGGAAAGACCGAGTGACTCTACAAAATTCAAGACAGACTGGTCGATAGTCTCTATTGTCGAGACTTCAAAGTGAAGTTTCCCGTTAATTATCTCTGACATTGAACAAACCCTCCCTTGCTCTTACACATGAGGCCGCAATCTCAAAACTTGACTCAACTTGACCAAATAGCCACTTTGGTTCTTGTAAAGATAATATTTCGTACATGTTTTCACCGTACTGAACAAAGTCTCCCTCTCTTACAAACAAGTCTTGGTCTTCTGTTAGCCTCCTTTTGTGGAAAGCAACTGAGATCTTTTCTATTCTGTCAACACCAAGTGGCGTTGTTGTTGTATTTTGTGATTCCCACTTCACCATTGCATATACGCGGATCGGATCAAGGAAGCTTTTATCTAATGCCTCACCATAAAGACTGTGAAAGTTGGTGTGCTCAAGGCTTACAGGGTAATATATAATAGTTTGGCCAATGACTCGCTCAATAACCTCATCATTTATCTGCTTTACAAAGTCCTTTTCCTTTTTTCCCGTAAATAGCGGTGGAGGTGGACTATCCGGCTGTGACCATTTGTTATCATCAGACATTTATGTTACCCCACGTATATATGATACGGAATCTTTTGCATTGTTTTCTCTGCGTTCTCTAGTTTCTGAGCATCCTGCTCTGCTAACTTAACATATGTTAGCTCTGCAAGTGTTTCTTTCAGTTCTGTTCTCAGTTTTTCCTGCTCGTCTTTGCCCTCAGACAATAGTGCAGCACCGTTGAGAGTTACGCTCTCGCCCGGTATTGGCACGGTTCCGAACTTAGACCTTACTTGACCCAAAGTCTCCTTGCAGAGAGCTAATGCGAACCTTCTAATCCACTGCTTGCCTATTGCGTTGATGCTAGTAAACGGTATGTTGCCAATTGGCAGTGTGTTCATGTTGTTGACACCATCTCTCTTTAGGTCTGTTCCTCCCCAAGAATCCTCTGGTATTGAAAACTCTATCGACATTTGGCTTGGGCCGCCGCTGTAAGGTATAGGAAATAACCTCAACTTATTGCCCTTTATTTCATAAGAATAGTGAGACATTCTTGTGTATATCGCATCTTCAAACGCCATAGCTTGCGCTTTGTTGTGCCAAGCAGGTACTAGCTGGAATGTAGAATCATCTGAAAACTGCCCATAATTATGTAGATTACCAACGACGTTGAGTCCACCATAGTAACCAAAGAATCTCCACATTGCATGAGGAGTTTTGTAATATACTTTTTTGATTAGTACCCTTTTGTTGCCAATCGATGCTGAAAATTCTTCGCTTGTTGATAGAATTTGCTGTAAGTCATAATCTTGCTTACCTTCTGATACGCTAAAGCTGGCAGAATATTGTATCGAGTCTTTCAGGCCAACCTCTGCACCAACACCTTCGGAAACTTGTCTGCCAATCCCATAATCAAATTTAGGATACTTTAGAGCAACATGAGTCCCCTCAAGCGATGAGCTAAGCGGGCTCGCTTGAATGTTTCCTTTAGAATCAAAACTTCCTGTTGTGTTTCCAAGTGTGTTCGATAAGATATTGGTAGCCTGATGAACGTTGACTAAGTAACAATATTCCAACACTGCTTCTTCATAGGCTGCATAGACATTTCCCTCTGT